CCATAATTTTTACTATCATTTTGTAATTTGTTAAAGTAAAAATAGTATGTCTATAGTTTAAAAAATCTAATTGGTTTAATTTATCAAATGAAACATTACGCCAATGAGCAGCACATTTTTTCATCTGAATTAAATCACATTCTTTATAAAGTTGAAAATGATTATTTATAAACCATTTTATTTTACTTTCGTTTTGTCCGCATTTAATAAAAGCATCATTTACGCAGTCAATAAAAAAAGACGAACCTTCGTAAGTCTCATAAGTTTTCTTTAATTTCTCAATCATACTCTTCGTTTTTATAAAAATTATTAGATATGTTTACTTTTTTCTTCCAACGTAACAATCTACGATATTCGTATTTTTGTCTAGGATAATACAACTTCATAGCTTTTCAATTTCGTGTTTTACTTCATTCCAATAATCAATAGTAGCATAATGTGACGCCATCCATAAAACATTATCCACAGCTATCAATGCGCATTTTTTAGCAATCACAGTACAAAGTATTTCCTCACCGCATTCTGAATCTTCATTCCAAAATACGAATTTATAACGATCAACTAAATCTTCGGCTTTCTCTTTTGGTGTCATAGCTTTTCTAATTCAATTACTACTTGTTTTAAATATTTAATTCTTTCAATATCAAACGTTTCTTGGATTCGTTGGTGTGCTGTGTATATAGCGCATTTAACCGCTAATTTATAGTTTTTAATCTCTAAGCCTATAAAGAAATCTTCTGTTAAACTAATGGCTAATTCTTTTGGTGTCATAAATCTATTTTATTATAAGTTAATTCTCCGTCTTTTTGTCGCCATGGGTATTCAATGGCAACTACTTTTTTTTCTTTTACTTCATAAATTGCAAAATCAATTGGATTTGGTGCAAATGATATAGGCGCGTTATAATCATAATAAGTAAATGGAATTTTAATAAAATCAGTATAATGTTCTTTTTCTATTTTTATAGAGCTTTCAATATATTTTCTAAAATACTCAACTATATCTTTTTCAATTTCTATTTGTGTTTTCATATCTTACTTTTTACAATTATTGAATCCGAGTTTACGACCTTAAATGTACGCATTTGCTTGTACTTCTGCATAAAATGAATTAACCGTTTACCATTATCCGTATGAATTACATCTTCAAAGTATTCTTTGCCTTGAGTTAGTTCTGCGTAAACACGGTCTAATATGTTTTGCAAGTCATCAAACGTGCTGTACTCAATGGTTAGTGTTACTTCCTTTGTCTTCATATTGCTCTTTATAATACGCGTTAAAATCAATATCTTTATTACACCATGTTACAATGTGGGCAGTTCTCATTTGCTCTTTTTCAATAACCTTTGCTTGGTCGTAGATTTTAGCTAGGTCATCACTTGAAAACTCGTTTTTATCACTTGTTACAAGTTGCTCGTATATCCAATCAATAGCTGTTTTCATGACTCCAAGTTTTAGTGCTTTCATTCCATCTTAAATTGTAGGCTTTTGCGCTGCATACTTTCATGTAATGCGCTATATTCATTCGACCTACATTCTTTTTTTCTTGTTCCAACCAATAGTTTAATATTTCTAATAATGTTGGATTGCTTTTTTTAGGCTCTCTCATGGCATTAAATTTAAAAGTGAATAAGATATACCAATTAATGCAAATAAGAACGTCCAAAAGCCTAAAACCGTGCTTAAAAACTCTTTCTGCTCATCGTTGGCAGGTGTTACTTGGTCTAGTAATGTTGTAAAGTGTTTTTTCATAATATAAAAGTTTAATTGTTTGACAAAGATATATATTCTTTTTAGAATAACAACTATTTTATGAAATATTTTTTAATTTTTTTTTAGGCAATAAAAAAACCCCTCGATTAAAAGGGGTTCTTAACAATTAAACCATTATGAAAAAGCAATACAAATATACTATTTTAATTTTCTTAGCAATACTTTTTTTAAAATATTACCTACAAATGTTAATAGACCGCCTTGGGCATCGACTTTCACCTCGACTTCGTTAGCAGTCTTATTAACTTTAACGTCTAGTTTTTTTGAGTCGTAGTCTACGTTTAGATTTTCGTCTTTACGTTCAACTTTCAAATCTACTTTTTCAGTATCTATGTCTACTTTAAAATTTTTCTTTGCCATTTTTATTTTTCGTTTGTTGTGATTACTCCTTTTGCTTCTAAATGTACTTTTCGAACGTTTGCAGGTTGTGCAATTTTCCATGCTGTTCTACGTGCTTTAAATAATCGTGTTTTTGCAATACGTGAAACGCTTACAGAGTTGCCTTGATTACCGCCTAAAACATGGTAATGCGTTTTGTCTTCACCTACATAAATTCCTACGTGACCGCCGCCATTTCTTTTGAATGTTAATATATCCCCTAACATTGGTTCTGTCGCTTCGTTTCCCCACGTTGACCATGATAACGCCCACAAAGGTTTTGAAACTACGTCTAATCCCGCCATTTTGCATATATAAGCAATATACAAACCACACCAAGGAATCTCGTCCGCATTATAAACTTTGTCTAAACATAATTCACGCGCCCAATTCATGATTATAGGGTTGTGTTTTTTACCTTCAACTTCTTTAACTCCAATATGTTTAATAGCTTGTACTAATAAACGTGGTGCGCCCTCATTATATAGCCAGTCGTAATTCATGCTTCATTTCTTTTTTTACGCTCTGTTAGTTCGTCTTTTGGTTTGATAGCGAAAGTCGGATTATCTTTTATAGTTAAATCCATTGAAACTTGTTTACCATAACATTCGTACAATCTTAATTTTAATTCTTGTACTTCCGTGTGTGTGTACCAAAGCCACATAGCTAGAACTCCTACGGCTCCGTTCTTTTTGATTTGCGTGATAAATTCGTTCATTTTATATTGTTTTGTGTTATTCAAAAGGTGGTGTTGGTGTTGGTTTTGGTTCAAAAGGACTCAAAGGAATATCTAATAAATAAGCGTATTCAGTTGGCAAAATATCCACCTCGTCCGACTCACTCAAAAATAAAAAATATACATCATTAATATCCTGTACGAAATTAAAGAATGTATCTGCGTCAAAGAATACTCCTTGTAGTTCTTCTGCTGTTTGGTTTGTTACTATTCGTCCGTCCATTATACTTGTCTACTTAAAGTTGTTTGAAATGCTTGTACTGCTGTGTAAAAGTTATCACATTCTGTTTGAGTTAAACCATCTGATAAATAACCAAATGCTATTTGTCTACTACTATTTTGAATAGTTGAATTACTTAAATTTATTGACCTTGCACCAAGTAGAAAAAATAAATCTGGTTTATCAGTTGATGCAGCTGTTGAGGTTGCGTGAGTTGTATTTCTAACTAATCTCACAGCATTTGATGCTGTTCTACTTACTTGATAAAACCCACTTGAATTTGTAACTGAAAGCGATGTATTCGTTGTTGTATTAACTTGAGCATAGGAAACATTATCAGTCCATCTCTCAATAATAAAACAAGAATTTTGTGAAGCTGCTCCTGCACCATGACCAGTTTGACTACCTCCACTATTTGTTCTTGAATATATACCAAATGCCATACTATTCAATGACATAACACTATTAACATTTATTCCAGTACTTGCATACGTTACACCATTAGGAGTCATTCCAGTAGAGCTATGAGTCCAACCAGTTGCAAAAGTTAAATTGTACGTGCCAGGCGTTTTAAGATTGACCGCATGGCTTGAATCGATACCACCTACTACTGGATAAATAGCTTTGAACTTAGTCCAAATTGAATATCCTTTCAAGTCAAGTACCAAAGTATTTATTGCACCTTGTTGCGTTGGGTTTGTTATTGCAGCTGCTGTTATGAATGCTTGAGCATCAGGATCGACTGCCGCTATCGGAGTTATTGTATTTGAAGTTGCGTTTGCATTTCCTACAGCGTTAGTTGCTGTTACTTGACAAGTAATTGACTGACTTACGTCTGATGTTACTAACGTATATGTTGAATTTGTTGCACTTCCAATATTTGAACCATTACGCTTCCATTGGTAAGTATAAGTTATCGTTGGTGTTCCAGTCCAAGTTCCTGTTGAACAAGTTACAACTTGACCTTCTTGTGCTGTTCCTGTAATTGCAGGTGCAACCGTGTTTACGGGTGCTGTATATGTTCCTGCTGTTATAGTGTTTGATGTTGCGTTAGCAGAACCAAAAGAATTAGTAGCAGTTACCTCACAAGTAATAGATGCACCACTATCAGCAACAACTAATGTATAAGTTGAATTAGTAGCACTTCCAATATTGCTTCCGTTTCTTTTCCATTGATATGTATAAGTAATTGTAGGAGTTCCAGTCCAAGTTCCTGTTGTAGATGTTAAAACACTTCCTAAAGTAGTCGAACCGCTAATAACTGGAGCAACCGTGTTTACTAAGTCAACTAATCCATCAATATCTGTAGCACCAGACCAGCTCTCTCTATGACTTTTACCCCAACTAATATTGTTGTTTGCACCCTGTCCCCAACCTATATTATTGTTTACAGAACCATCTCCCCAGCCATTTTCATTTGCCATTGTTCTTAGGTTTTAGAGTTGATAAATACACTTTTAACTTTTCGATGTTTTCTTGTTTTGGTTTATATGTTTTTATTTCTTTCATAATATCCAACCTCCATAATTATTAATATCACTTGGGTACGTATCACCGTTTGAATTAGTGTTATACTCAGGAAATAAATCTTGGTTATAAATTATATGTGATATAAATCTGTCAGTATATTCTTTAGCAATATTTGAATATTTGTTTATTAAAAAATCTACTTCGAGTTTATCTACGTTTTCAGAGTTTTCAGAACTATGCTTGTAAATACCTTTGTTTGCGATTGTATAAGCCGCGTTTGGTAAATATTCAACCATTGACCAGTAAATAAGCATTGGTTTAACATAAAGTTCTAAAAGGTCTTTATAATCGCTAAATTCTGGCTCGTCAATATCACCATTTAAAACTAAATCTTTTATTTTAGTTAGTAATTGAGTTCCTAAGTAGTTTTCAATATGTATATCTTGCGCTATTTTGATAAACTGAATAAATTTATCTGTATCCGTGTTTCCGTTTAACGCTGTTAAGCGTACTAAGTCATCGCGTGTTATTAATAAAGCCTCTGCCATTATTTCCCGTATATTTTATTAGTAGGTAAAAAACCATTGTAAGGCATATCTTTAGGAAGCGTTGAAACAAGTTTATCATTTTTAACTACGTAACCTAATTTTTCAGCCTTACGAACCGCTACTTGCTTTAATTCTTTGCTGTTTACGTCTATTGCTTTACCGCTAAATGTAGCATAAACTCGTTTATTCCATCTATGAGAACAATTGCCACCGCCTTTGTATAACCAAATTGAGTAAGTATCTGTACCATTTGGCCCCCATCCCTCATTAACCGCTTGTTTACTCATTTTTAATATATCCTCTTTACGATATATCTTATTAGCAGCTATCATTTTTTTACAAAATTCACGGCTTTTTTCAGTTGTTTCACCTGCGTAAACATAACGAGTTAAGAATTTAATACCTTCTATAACTTCATCTTGTTTGCTTCGAATGTTTGGACGCGCATCTCCTGTAGAAACTAAGTTAACTACTTTGCTTAATAAGCTTTGTTTAGGTTCTTTAGAAAGCTTTTCATTCTCGCTGTCATCATTATCATAGTCTACAGCGTTTTCATCTATTAGAATCCAATTTTCGTTTGGTTCTTCGCCTAAGTCAATTAACGATTGAGCAATTACAGAGTCTTTACTTAACATTGTTCCTGTTTCTTCAGCAACTTGTTCTTCGTTTTGCGTGTTTTCTAAGTCAGTAAATTCTAAAGGTTGTAACGTTCTAAACGCCAATTTAAGCGATATTCCGTTAAAAGCTAATATTTTGTCTAATCCACTAATCAAAAGGTCTTGAAATGGCTTAACAACCATGTTATCAAATAATATAGTAGAGTTTTTTAACTCATCAGCATTCGAACTAAATCCGTTACTTGAAGCAATACCAAATAATAAAGGTGAAGTTACGTTATGCCCTAGCATAATCTTACGCAAACACTCTTCACTTAAATACGTATAGTGGTCTGGTGCATCGTTTAATGGTATATCCTCAACACTTGTTCGTGTTTCTACATTATCATTAAAACTTACAATTACTTTGCGCCCTTGTGAACCTGTTAATTTACCTAAAACTTGGCTTGTAATTTGGTCTTGTTGTTCGGGTGTTGGGACTCCATTATTAAAGTTAACTACTTTAGTTCCCGAAAATGAATTTTGAACTTCATTAATCAAATAACTAGCCACTTCCTCTTCTAACATAGCGTAACTTAATGCGCCTTGGTAGTCAACGTAACTAAAATATTTCATTCCTAGGCTGTAAGGCTTAATGTAAAGTATTTCTATTTCGTTATTTGAATAACCAAAAGCACTAATTCGATTAGGTTTATACTTTCTTGTATCTTCCCAATTATCTGAATAGTAGTACGCTTCTATTTCTCCGTCTTTATTGCACTTTTCAGGTGCTAATAATTGTACTGGTATATGATAAGCCTTTAAAATCTTTTTATGCGCTTTGTCATAGTGAACTTGAATAGCGCACTGACCTAAAGCCTTTAATTCAAATGCTAATTTACGTAAGCAATCTTGATTAAATAAAGCCATCATTTGAGCGTACTCATTCGGCTTTTTATTAGCATCTAAAGCAAACAATCCACGACCATAAATTAAACGGCTTATATTGTTTATAATCGCGTTATTAGTTGTAGAGTTTTTATATCTGTCAATTAAAAAATTGAAATAATCGTTATTTTCTCCATACGTTACCCAATCTTCTCTTTTAGATTCGACTACTTCGGGTGCTTCGTATTTCGCTAAATTTAATATATGTAGATTATTCATACGTTATGTACTGATTTGTTGTAGCGTGACTTGTATATTTACCATTGTTAACTGAAAAACTCACTATTGCTTGGTCAGTACAGAATATTTTACCTCTGTAAACTAAACTACCATCGTTAAATAATTCAATGTTATAGTATCTGTTTTCCGTTAACTCACAAACTACATTTAAAATTTGATAGTAACCTTTATCTTCTACGCTGTCTATTTCTATTGTTTCAGGTGTGTTTGTGCTATCGTCTGTAAATATTAATTCATCAAACGTTGTTGAACGTGGCACAATTACCAAAGGTTGAGGTTCTGTCGTAGTAGTTAGTACGTTCATATTTAATAAACGATATATTCGTGTTTATGTTTCTATATAACAAAAAACCCCACCGATAAAGGCAGGGTTAATTATTGAGAAAAAGAAAAACTATGAAGTCACTACAGAAGCACCATCTAAAACAGTTGATAAAAGTGTATCTTCAGCAGAACAATTCAAGAAATTAGCAGGTACGTTCTCCATTCCTGTAAAAGTCAAATTATAACCATTAAAATCACCCATTGCAGTACCAGAAGAAACCGTTCCAGCAGTTACATCACATCCTCTTTGCAAACCTGCAATAAAGAATTGATTACCACGTGTTCTTACAATAATATGAGGTCGTCCGTAAGCTAATAATTTAATCGTTTTATGCGTTGCAGCATCTTGCTTTTTTAATTGGATTGTTAACGCTTGTTCAAAAAACGTTGTTCCGTTATCTCTTGAAGTTTGAATAGTTTGCTCAAATGAGTTAGCACCTTTCAATTCAAATTTGTAAACCGTAGCTACGTTTGAAATTTCCGTAATTACGTCTTCAAGTCCTGCAGTTGCAGAATAAGTTACATTACCACCTAAGGCAACTGGGTCTGGGTTATAATCCCCATAGTTAATAATATAGATAGCATCTAACCCACTAACCGAGTCTTTACACGCTTCTAATCTTCCGTTTGCTATATCGCAGCTCATATCTTATATTTTTTAAAATGTTTAATAAAAAAAAGGTGGTGTTTTTTGCACCACCCTTATATTAGTTTGTTGTTAGATTAATTTGCGCTATTTGTAATACCGTATGTTACAACGTCTTGAGCAAATCCGTATTTAGCATCAGCAGTAAATCGCATGATTACACGTACATTTTGTGAACCATCATTTTCTGCCATATCTAAAACGCGTACTTCGTTCAAGTCACTCATCAATCCTGTTGCAAAGAACAAGTTAGAAGTTTGAGCAAGTAAAGCTGTGTTTGCAGCAAGACCAGGTGCTAAGAAAATCTTAACTCCATCAAAATAAAGCTCATTCAATGCTTGGTTAGTACCTTTGTTATCGTAACCATTTGCACCTACTCCTGAAGCAGCAAAACCACCCAAAGCACGTACATAAGCACGATAGATGTTAGAAGAAACGTAAAGTTTCAAATCTTCTTTTCCGTACAAAGCAGCAGGAAGAGCATCTACGATAAGACCTAATTGCGCAATAACGTTTGAAGCGTTAACACCACCAGATACAGCAGCAATTTCTTGTGCTGAAGGTAGTGAAGCATCAGCAGCTAATTGTCTCATGATTCCTGAAAACTCTCCAGCACTTGCGTTGTTACCATCCCAAATAGTTAATTCCATTTGTTGAGCAACTTTCTCAGCAGCGTGTGCGATTAAGAAATCAGCAAAAGACTTAGGTAATACGTCGAATGCAGAATAACCCATTTCAATTGCATCCCAATCAGAACGGAAATCTGTTTTACAAAGTTGTAAGTTAACTTGGAAAGCTTCAGGTTGCAAAACTCTTTCAGTTAAAGTAACTGTTGATGTAGGGTCAAAGTCACAAGTTCCGTTTTTAACGATTCCATCAGTAGCTACTCGTTTAATAACTTGTTTATACTTAACGTTAGGCATGATAGTGATTCCGCCTTTTTCTAAAGTTGGCGCAGACAATAAAGCTGCAGCGATGTACTTACCTGCGAATTCACCAGCGTAAGTAGTTGAAATTGATGTTGTTGTTGGCATCTTTTGTTTATTTAAAAATTAATTATTATTTATTTAGTCTTTCTAAAACTGAATCCATAATTGAACGCTCTCTTTTAGAAGCAATCTTTACTCTATCAATTGGGTTCGTGTTTTCGGGATTAAATGCAATTGGCTTAGGCTCTTCAGTTGTTTCAGTGCTTAATTCTACCTCTTCAACTTTTGGAGTTTTCAATGCGCTTAGTTCAGCTTTTAAAGTTTCATTTTCTTTTTTCAAGTTTTCAATTTCTGAAAAGAATGATTCCTTAACTACGCTTTCAATTGTTTTCTTTGGTGTTGGTGTTGTAGTTGCTTCTTTAGCTTCTACTTCAACTTCCGTTTCAGGTTCTTCAACTTCTACTTCCTCTTCCATTTTCTCTTTAACCTCTTTAACAATACCTTCAGCTTCTACAACCAAAATACGTCCATCTTCTAATTCATATTCACCAACTGGAACTGGTATTTTTTGTTCATCTTCTGTAACTACAAAAACTTCCATTTCAGGCTCGAATGCTTCAGCTTCTAAGACCGTTACTCCATCTGCTAATTTCATTTGTTCTAGCTTCACTTCCATTCCTAAAAGAACTCGAACTTTGTTTAAGATTTGATTTGTATTCATTTTTCGTTTTTATTTATATTGATTGATAAATTTTGTCAATCGCAGTTAATAAGGATTTATATTCAGACATTTTTGCTGTGGATTCTTTTTTCCAACCACCGTAACCTGTATCTCCTATCCCTAATTTTTTTGCTTCTACTTCAAGTTTTGTTATTAAGTCAACTGAATTTTTTGCATTTTGATAAGCAACTCTAACACTATCACTATATTTTATAAAAGAATTTTTAGCCGCATTTTTTGTTTTTTCAACATTATCTTTTAAACCTTTATAAGCTGATAGACTTGCTTTAATATCATCTGCTAACGCTAACTCGATTTCGTGTTTAGCTAATTGAGTTTCCTCTTTAAAGAGTTTGTCGTAAATTGTTTTTTTTGTGTTCATAGTTATGTTTTAAACGATTAATAAATTATGCTGTTACTTTTTTAAGAGTTTTGCCTTACAATTGTTCTTACTCCGTCCACTTCTGTAATGGTTACGCTTTGAGGTGTTACACTCGCTGTTTTACCTATTCCTTGCGCTTGTAGACTTCCGTCACAACATTTGTTAGAGTATTTCCCGTCTTTACATAGACAACCTCTTCTGCCGCCTTTTGGGCTTGGTATTTTTTCTGCCATTTTAGTTTATTTTATAATATATATTTGTTACGTATTTCTAAAGGGATATTTTCCATAGATTGAAAAACCCCAAATAATAACGGAGTTTGTTCCGCTATAAAATCATTTATCATTGTAGGCGTTATTTCATCCGTGTTTACAATTATTCCACTACCTACATAGTTTCTTATTTCTAAAGAACTTGGTTTAACAAATAAATTCGTTTGCTCAAAATTTAATTGTTCTTGTATGCACTCTAAAGTAAATTCCATGTTATAAACTATAAACTCCTAATAAAATTAAATCAAACTGCCCTGTATTTGTAATACCCGCACCCATACATCTTGATGCTGTAAAGTTTAACCCTTGCGTATCTAAAGGTAAATTCGATGATATAATACCTTCCGCTACATCCCCTGATTCATTATTGATAACTCTATAAATTATATCATTTGAAGAATTACCGTTATAAAGTTCTATTGAATAAGTCGTAGTTAATGCTGCACCAGCTGTTCTATTAGCAGGAAAATTAACGCCTAAATCTACTTTCGTACAAGTTCCAGCACCGTCATTGTGAAACAATTGTAAGTTAGTATCTGCAGCATCAGAACCCACTCCAATTACATTAAGCATTGAAGCAACGGTTACCGTATCTGAATAAGTTAAATCACTTGTTTGCCCCATCATTCCGTAAAATTGACGACATCCCGAACCAAAAGCTGTATCACTTATATAAACCTCACAAGTAAATCTGAAACCGCCCTTCATATACCAAAGCAAAGCAGAACCTCTCACTCCAGTATAACGCCCTGCTGAAACAACAGAACCGAAATAACCCTTTCTAATTTGTTTGGCTGCAAAATTTGTTGAAGCTACTGAACGTGCAATAGTTGAACCTGTTGTAGCTATTGTAACACCACCCGAAGTTGTATCTGTTGTGGAGTTGTTAGAAAACATAACACCTCGCATTTGTTCATGTGCTGTAACAGGTGGTATTAAACCGCCACTTGGCACGTTTTCCCAAAGTCCAGTAATTGCATTATAAGTTAAAACATCGTTGCTTAGTGGAGACGTAATACTAACGTTATGTAACTCTTCTAATTCATAACCATTTTGAATAGCTACTATTATTTTACCATTTGAAGGGTGAGCATAACCAACCCAACCAATAAACACGCTATTAGCAGGTTTTGCAGGTGGAGTTACTGCAACCATTTCACCAGCTACAGAACTTAACCATAAAGCATTCCCATCACTAAAATCTGATGTATCTACATTGTGAAAAGTCCCGCTTGTTATTATATAACCGTTTGAATTGTTATTTATAGCAGTTAATGTTAATCCAATTGTTTTAGAACTTGTAGCTTCCGTGTCTGCGTCTGCTAAAGTGATTGTCGGGCTTTGACCTGTTGCGCCATTAATATAAACAACACTTGCTTTAGGTATTGTTGCGCCTGTTGTATTTCTAACTTCTAAAACTTCCTTTTCTGCACTATCTACAACTCCGTCATTGTCTGAATCATAAACAGACTTTAACATATCTCCTTGCGTAGCTGAATTAATCCATGCAGTACCGTTGTAAGTTAATACTTGGTTAGTGGTTGCACCTGTTATAGTAACATCGGTTAAATTATCTAAACTCGGTGTAATATAAGAACTTCCCTTTGCGCTATTTTGTGCCATTAAGTAGTATAAAATAAATTATAAGATAAATTAGCATTCCCTGAATAAACAGATATTATATCCGTGTTTTTCAATACTATTCCACCTGTTAAAATAAATGTATCGTTACCATCAATAGGTAAATCGTAATATAGGTAGTGTGAATTATCAATACCCTCTCCAAGTGGTCTTACAGCCATTCTAAATGTCGTTGCTGTTGCGCCTATGTTACAAATCGAAATAGAACTTATTACGCAATCTGCTGAAGCTGTAAACAACGTTGTTAAGGTCGTCGCACTTGGTTTTATTCTTGCATTTCCTAACATCCTTGCAATAAAAATAAAGGTTTAAAATCTGTAGGTACTTGTATTTGTTCTTGAAGCTGAATTATTAAATCTTCATAAGAAATTGTTTGTGCTACATCCGTGTTATTATCTAATATAAAAACTTCCGTATTTTCAACGGTTGCTTTTTGTACGTTTCTAATATAATACGGTATTTTAGGCATTACTTTAACAACTCTTTTAACTGATTAATAATTTCTTTGCGTTCATCTTTCTCTTGGCTCATTTCGTATTTATCCGCAAAATATCCCTCAATTGAAAAACCTTTTACTTTTCCAGCTTTAACATCGTTCCAAATATCCTCATTGTTTACTTTCATAGAAATCATCCAAGTTCCTTTTGGTAAACTAAAACCGTACTCTTTAGATTTGTCCATTTCGGGATTATCAATAACCCAACTTTCAACAACACTTAAACCATTTAGTTTTTCTTTGTGTTCTAAAGTAGCGTTGTTTTGATTTGAACGCATTAAGAACAATTCTGAAGCCTTTTTAATAGTACCCTCACTAAAATATATGTAATAACCTTTTCCCTCTTTGTCAGCGCGTAAAATTTGCTTATTAGGTATTAAGGCTGCACCCATTAATATTTTCTTTTCTGCGTCAACTTCTTTAAGTTCTATTTCGTGTTTTGATAAAGCAATAAAGTTTTCTTCTATTGCAGGTGAATGTACAACAGAAACCGCGTGGATTCCTGTTTGTAAATCGTTTTCATCAATTACTAATTCAATTATTTTCTTTGATTCCATATTTTTAAAACGTTATAAAGTTGCATTTTGTAACCTATTCCTTTCAAGGCTTAAACCATTTGCTACGTCACCACTTACTACATAAGCCCTCGTTGGTTTTTGTTGTATTTGTGCTAATTGATTAACCCCAGAACTTCCGATTACACTAAAATTAGGTGTAGTCATTTGACCACCACCACCACCGCCACTTGGTGCGCTACCACCACCTGTTGCACCGCCACCTTCAAATTTTTGAGTAGCAATCTTTGCAACGTTTGTTAAACCTGCTGCAACTGCCAAACCTGCTGCGATACCACCTCGAACTGGTGAACTTGGGTCAGGAATAGGTAAGAACTGCGAAGCGTAAGCAGCTGTTGCATTTTGATAAGTTGTAATTAATGCAGAAGCAATTTGTGCTGCCTTTTGAACTTGAAACGCTTTACGCGCTGCCTTTTCTGATTTCTTGCCAAATAGTTCTGTAATACTTGCAATCGTTTCTAATCCTTGTTTAACTGCATTTACTTTAAATGACTGCGCCTTTTCTTCAGCTTGTCTTGCTCTAATTGCTTGAACGTCTAAGATTAATTGCCTTTTTTCTGCAGCTGCTTTTTCGGCTTCATATTCCGCATCTAATCCACCTTGTAAAGTTTCTAAACGTGAATTACTTAATACTTTTAAATCAGTTATTTTCTTAGTTTCTAATTTTATTATTTCGCTGTTGTCCTCTTCAATAGCTTTACGTATTTTTTCAGCGTTATCTTGTTGGGCAACTTCTAATTGTGCGCCTTTTAATTTTTCTAATTCTAGTCTTTTGTTAAGTAAATCGGTTAATATTTTTTCATCCGTGTTTGCCTTTCTTATTTCAAGTTCAATTAAAGCATCTAATTCCGATTTTCTATTTTCTATTGCATCAGATGAACCTTGCTTATTCATTTCTTTAACAGATAATTGAAATCCTGCTTTTTGATTTTCTAAGTCGCGTAATTGTTTACGTATTTCTTCCTCTTCTTTTTTACCTTCCGCTTTTACCTCTTCAACATTAAATAACGAACCTGCAATAAACCCTGAAAATTTATCTTGCATATCATCAATAGTTTTACCCATATCAAATGCAACTAATTTTCCCATCCCTAATGCCTCAGATATTTTATTAGCACCTTTAATAGCTAAGTCAATAGGCATTAACATTAACTTAGGTAAGAATAAAGCAGAATTTACTATTAAGTCAACTACTTTCTTTGTTAGATTATAGTTTTGTATCGCTGCCTTTTCTTCGGCTTTATTTGTACGTATAACATTTTCAAGTTCGATTTTACCTAATTCAATAGCTGTATTTACCTTTGCTATTTTTAAGTTTAAAATTTCACGCTCACTTTTACCTTGAAGTTTTAATACATTATCTTGTGCATCTAAATTTTCTAATTCAGCTTTTGAAGTTTCAAAATTAGCGTGTGAAAGTTGATTTAACTTTTCTTGCTCTTTAGAAACACCACTTACTGCAGCTTTTATATCATCCCAATAGGCAACAACGGCCCCTAAAGCAACTATAAATAGCCCAATACCTGTTGCTAATAATGCACCTTTAATGCCTTTTAAAGATTCAACAGCAACTGCTCCTAATTGTTTAAAAGCACGTCCAGCATCTTCTAAGCCTTCAAGACCTTGCGCTAAAGCCATAGCACTCTGTACTTTAAGCATTGTTTCTTGTAGCTTTTCGCTTTCAACACCTATTAAACCCATAGCACCCTCAACAGCACTAAAACCATTTGCAACAGAACTTAACGCTTTTGCTGTAGCTACAAATTTACCCTCTCCTTTAAATGCAGCAATAGCATCGTTTGTATCTTCTATTTTATCTTTTAACTCCGCAGCTCTTTTAGCAGCTTGTGAAACTTCTTTAGACGTTTCTCCATAGGCATCAGCCAATCTTTGAACTTCTAAAACTGCTTCTTTATATTGCTGTTTAAGGGTTTTAGTGTTATCTTGAATTTCTAACTCAATTACTCTTTTTTCTGCCATGTCTTTTTACTTTAAATTCTCTTATTGCTTGTTTCCAAATACCTCTAGTTGTCTCTTTTAATTCGTGTTTACCTTTGGCAACTTCTATTGCTTCACCATGTCCAACGTGGTCAGCAAGTTTTAACATTTCTAATATATTTTTTATCATTCCGCTATTGGTGTAAAATCACTATACATTGTTATTTGTGCTTCGCCTGTGTTAAGCTCCAATTTTAAATCGTTTATTATATATCTTTTATCGCGTATAATAAGCCTATCGTTCAATTTAAGGTACGTAACTAAACTAACTGGTAATTGAGTTTTAATACTTACTAAACGTTGCTTTAAATTGTATAAATTAGATAGGTAGTTAAAGTAATAAGTTGCAAATAATCCATCTTGTATTGTTTCAGCATGGATAACAGAATTATCAGCTCCCCAATTCAAAGAATATTTTACACCGCCTACCGTTAAATCTTGACCGAATAAAGCATAACTTGAAATACTTACGTGAGTAGTTCCATTATAGAATTTAATATTATGGTCTAAAGTTCCTGAAGTTCCGTACAAATAAAGTAAAGTAGGTTTTGGAATATATGCTTGATAGTCTTTGTTTAAGTGATAACCTAATATAGTATAGTGAACTGGTGAATCGTTGTCTTCAGCACGTGCAAATTGTAGGTTTTCAAAAGGTAATTGTACCATGAACTCCCCACCATCGTAATTATATACATTATCCGTGTTTCCGTACTCTGAATTACTAATCGAAAAATAGTTTCTATTTATAAAACTTTCAGATTGCTGATATTGAAAAGATATCTTTTTATAAATTGGCATTTTAGAAACGTCAACGCTTTCAATATCTACGTAATTTGTTATGTCGTAAGCAATACCATTACTATACCACAAATCCAAAGGTAAAATTTCAAAAGAGTTTTGGTCAATACCTACGCAAGTCATGTTGAACTGCTTTAAGATTCCTGAAAAGAAATCCGAAACTTTCATGTCGGGCAAAGTGTTTGTAATATCTACATTACCGCTTAATACAACGGAGTTACATTGAATTACTGAAGTATTTGTATTTGTTGTTGGTGTTCCTGTAATTGGGTCGTCTATTGTAGTTCTTATCGAATAAGTAAAAACTACAGTCATGGTCATCGGTGCATTCGCTTTTATCTTAAAAGTGTAAACCCTATCTGCACCTGTGAAATTTGAAATCTGTATTTTTAGTGGGAATCCTGTTTCTGTGTTTTCGAAAGTTTGCTCGTAGATTCCGTTACAATACGCCTCAATATAATAAGTACCTGTTCCGCTTATCGTAGCTACTTGCATCTGTATTGTGTGTCTATTAGCATCGTTTAATTCTTTAAACGTAATTGAGTTTTGTAATATATTAACATAGTCTCCTGGGTCGTAAGGATTTAATCCTGTAATACTCGATGCTTCACTAATAAAATCAGCATCTTTTGTTTCAGTTAAAAATGAATATTCAGTTGCGTTTTTTGCTAATAAAAACAATTCAGTATAACGTTCATCACTAAAGAAATCACTTGCTATTGATATTCCGTATCGTGTTTCTATAGCATCCATTAAACGCGCTACTTTAACCGCTGGGAATAATTCGTTATAAGCTATTGCATGAGCATTTTGCGTTATATCTTGGCTTCCGCTATCGTTGTACGTCCAAAGTCTGTTACTTGCTATTAGAGGATATCTTACATTATAATCAGTTGCAAGGTCAGTTATTCTATTATAAACGTTTGTTCCATTAAATGTAAATTGTAAACTTGAAAGATCTAATTGATTTAATTTGTCTTCACCAAATATATCTTTTAAGCTAACTAACTGACCGTAAAAACTGATTGAGTAATTATCTACTTTTCCGTTTTTAATATTTGCTTTTTCCAAAGAAACAACGCCCTTCCTAAATGGCATAAAATCTAATTCAATATAAGCAGGTCTTCGTAAATTAGGGTCTATTGTTCCGTCTATATCATTTTGGTAAAAGTGTTCAAATATTTGATTATTTACAACACTTGCAGGAACGGTAAAACTTTGGCTAAAGTCGGTAAACGTCTTTGAAATATCTTGAATGTTTTGAGTAGTTAAAGTAACGCTTATTTTTTCATCGTTAAATAACTCTAACCTATCGTAAACTTGAATATAGCAATAATCAGTACCTACAAAATCAATTTCGTAATTTTCAATTCCTGTTTTATATAACCATCGTTTGTAGTTAGGAAAATCAGTATCTTGAGTATTAAAATAAATATGAGGCTCATCTGTTGCGTAGTCATATATTTCTATACGCCATTCTGTAGTATAATATTTTATGGATATATCAAAGTCAACATCTGAGTAAGTAAATTGGTCTTTGCCCCCAAAAGTTCCGTCTTTACGTACTTCATAACTATACTTAACGCCATTAATAATAAAGTTTACTACAATGCAATCATAGTCTATTGCTTCACGCCCTACATATATATGTACTTTTCTCATTAGTTAACAGAATTAATTACATCGTAAGCCATTTCGAACTCCATTGTATAATTAATAGTTTTATTGTTAATGGATTTTTGTTTATCTAAAGACTTTGTTTTTAACGTTGCAGGAGTGTTATTTACTCGTATTGTTTCACTTAGTAATAATTCTTGCATCGTGTTTTTGTACGCTTCCTCAACCCAACCTGTATTGGCTTTAATAGTTCGTTTTGCATTCGTATTATACACGCCAACTTGACCTTGAAAAATATTATAAACAGGAAAAGCTACAGGATTTGTTTTGTAAGTTGTGTTTGTCATTTCTATATTTTCAGTTGAAGCCTTATAAAACCATTCTCTTTGCCATGCTCCAAATCTATTTATAAAATCTATGGTCATTGGTTCGTATTTACATTCACATTGAGGCGCAAAATAATAAGTACATAAAACCGTTTCAGCTTCCTCTGCAGTTCCTATAATTCTAAGTCTATTTCCAACAGCTTGAAAATCGGGGTGTACGCTTAAAAGATTTACTATTTTATTACGTGTAATTGTAACTTCAATTGCAGGGTCTATAAAATCCAAAGGTAAATATTGAACAACTAAACTATCAAACTCTGGAAAATAATCAGTACCTAACATTGTGAACATACTTGGGTAGTAAATAGCACTATCACAATGGTAATAATAAGTGTTTGGTGATTGACTTAATAAGAATCTGCTTAAAGTTATTTCGTTGGGGTTATCTCCATCTTCATAATATCCATAACCATCTAAAGCAATATCAGTTACCGTATCTAACAAAGTACTAGACGCACCCTCATAATAATATGTTTTATATTCAACGTTGCAGTAAGTGTATTGATTCGGTATTGAATTATTTGTAGTCGTGTATGCAATACTTTCATAAAACTTAAAATACTCTCTTAAATAAGGTGCTATGTCGTAAAATGCTGTACGTTCGTTTGTACTTGGTATTTTCTTACTCAATACGTAAGTAGGTAATGCAGGAGCTGCGCCTGTTCCATTCCAAATAAACAACTCTATTTTAGTTTCTGTTTGTGTTGCTTCGTCTATTGTTACAATATGAGGTGAACGTGCTAATATCATTTTTTAAAATTTGGTTTCATAATACTGTCAAATAATTCTATTACGTCTAATCCGTATTTATCTATTAATTCATCAGGTAAATTCTTATAAGCTGCTTCAAATGGCTTTGTAAAAAATAAACTTGGTTTTATACCTTTTTCAAATATACTTCGCGCTATTGCAAAGTTTAAACCTTTACGTGTTTGAAATTGTCCTTTAGTGTTTCTCGGTGCTATCCCTCTTCGAATCGTCCATTTGTCAAATGCACTTGGTGGTGGCATTCCTTTTAAACCGTTTTTTCCACCTTTTGATTTATAACTAAATGGCGTATCGTATTTCTTTTTAATACCGCTAACACCTTTGTCTTGAAAGAATCCGTAATCTTCCATGTCAAAGTAAATCCCTATTGAATTAGGAAATGCTTTTGCTTCACCTTGAATTGAATTATAGAGTTTTTTAGATGCGTTTTTACCTGTCGTAGTTAAATTACGTTTAGCTTGACTTACAACGTGCTTAATAAATCTATCTAAAAGTTCCTGTCTATTATTCATCGCAAATAGTCATTTGGTTACTTATCAAATAGTCAAAGGTCATAGTCCAACCTGCTAAGTTGTTTTCAAAGCGTTCTATAAATGGTTCTAAACTTGGGTTACCATCTATAATTCCTAAGTTCAAAAAGTAATCACCGCGAGTTAGTTTATCATAAACACGGTTTAACATTGTTATTTGAGTATTTAATACGTCCTGTTCGTTATCGTTGCCTATAAAAATATCTGTTGTTTCGTCTTTTGCTATATCAACTACGTCCATCGCAATTACAGAAATATTATATCTTATAACGTTACTTTCAAACGTAGCATTATTTACCATAATATGAGCTAAAGGAAATATCGTTTGTTTAGATAAGTCAACTCTATAAATATCGCCTTGGGTAACCGTGTTTACTAATTCCGTAGATTCTAACTCTGACTTGATTATATTTAATATTCCGTAATAACTCATATTCCTTTATTTAATTGTCGCTTTAATTCTCTTTGTTCAATTTCGTTTTTTTGCTTTTCGAAAGTAAGGTAGGTAAGTGCTTTTGTAAGTCGAAGTCTGGTAACATCGTCAAACTTTGTGACGTCTCCTTTAGCTGCTGCATATATGCTCTGATACCATCCCCACTGTTTGTTAAATTGAGTTCTTTCGCTAAAATCGTTTTCATCTCCTCGCTCTTCATCAGTTGTTTCTCCAAATAAGACAGGGTAGCCCCTAATAATTCGCTCTCTAAATTCCAAAAAAAAACCTTAGCAGCAAGTGCAATATCCAAAGGCACAAATTCCATAACCTCAGAATAAGTGACAGAACTAACATACGGCTCAATTGTATACTTGTCTTTTTGTGTTTTTACTATTGGGCGATACATTACCGCCATCGCTTTATGAAAGTTGCTTATATCGGCTATATTTGCTTCAAGGTCTATATATTCACCCCAGCTTATCTCTTCTAAATTCGGTATAAATCCAAACTCAACGCCTGAAAGCGTAAATCTGTTTTTAAATTCCGTCTTTTGCTCAAATAACTTTGCAAAATGTAGGCTTAAAGATTCAATTTCTTTGTAAGGTAATTTAACGACATCCTTTAATTCGATACCGCAAAATATTTGAATCATTTTTTCAGCTAGAAATAACTCGTCTTTTGTCTTTGAAACTACTTCCAAAAACTTTTGATATTTCTTTAAGCTAATTTCACTTAGGCTTGTTGGAATGACTAATTCTAACTTCATATTATTTAAACGTTTATTTTGATTTATTGTAGTTCACGGCTATGGCGTATGCTTCACCGAGTAAAATTAAATGCTTTCTTAAGTTTTGAGGGTCATCGAATACTATTTTAATCCGTTTTCCTGTACGAATATACACATAGTTCTCAACTACAGCCTTTAACTTCGGTGTGTCATCTGTCATTAACGTATATTATATGTTCCATAATTACGCTTTAATCCTAAGGTTTCCATTTCATGATAACGAAAAGCATCTATAGCATGATTATTATTATCAATAGGCTTATTTAAACGTGTTCCGTGTTTATCTACGTCCCAACAATACGCCCTTAACTCTTTGATTAAATTAACGCTGTTGGACGTCACTAAATATTCCTGCTGTTGTATTACATCAATTCCGTAATTAATTGAATCCTTGCCCTTTGTAACGCCTTTAATCGTTATTCCGTAGCGTTTTATTTCATCTATTGATTTGGGTTCTGAACTATCAGCGTACACAATTACGTTTTTAGGTAGTGTTTTAGCTATGTCGCTGTTTAACATTCCTGTTTGGTACTTTAATTCGTTGAGGATTCGTGTTCCGTTATAATTGTATACTTCGATTATTGCAGTCGGGTCATTGGTATATCCAAAGTCTAAACCGATACCGATTAACTTAGCTTCGGTTGGTAGTTTATCAATTTGTTTCCAGTTGCTAAATATAACACCCTCTAACATTCCTATTTCTCCCAATCCGTAAACACGCCACCAATTAGCCCAATAGCTGCTTGTTTCTGCTTTTAAACGATTCTTTTCTATTTGTTGAACAATGCTATTATCTAAAGCTTCATTGTCTTTGTAAGTTAAGATTATAAAGTCTGCGTCGGGTTCGTCTTTTAGTTCGGTATGCACCCAAAATTCATTTGCAGGATTAAAGTCTAAATAAACTTCTTTCTTAGTACGTATTGCTAACTCATTATAAGATTCAAAGGTCACATTATTACACTCATTAATATATAAAATATCACGCCTGGCTCCTCTTAATTTACTTGAATCATCTGCACTAAAAAATTCAAAGTTGCTTCCGTTTTTAAACTGATAATTTAAAAGTGATTTATTGAATTGCTCATCGTTATAACGATTAGTCCATTTAAGTATTTTAAGAAAATCTTTTAATGCACCCCGTCTTAAATGTGGTATTGATTCAGCAACTACGCTTATTTCTAAGTTAGGTTGTTGTATTGCTTTATTTATTAAGACCGCTAAAATAGAATACGTTTTCGAAGCACTTGTACCACCTTGTATTATTTTAATTCGTCTTTTTAAAGCCAGTACTTTATTCGTTGCTGTCGTCCTCTTGAACATCAGGAAATAATGGTTGTTCTATTATTGTTTGTTCTACTTGTTGTAATGGTGCACCATAACCGCTATCCATTAATGCTTTGTAAGCTGCTACATCTCCTTCACGGGCTTTTTTAATTAGTGCCAAAGTCATTAAATCTTCTTGGCTCATTGTTTCTTCAGCACCCGTTAAAGGGTTCTTTAGCTTTTGATTAACTTCTAACCAATACTTTGCTATTGTGCTTCTATTCTTTGCACCTTTTGGTCGTCCGTTTTTTTCTGGTTGATATTCAGAACTAAACTTTTTTAGATTATCTTCTTTTGCCATAATCTCGTTTTTTTCTCGTTATTTTAAAAGATTAGGTTCAACAAAAACTCTTAAATGACAATTAATATCAT